TGTTTCGTGAGCGCCTGTTGATGGCTGGGAACCAGCTCGGTAAGACCTGGAGCGCAGGATTCGAGACGGCTATGCACCTTACTGGCCGCTACCCGGATAACTGGCAGGGTCGGGTATTTGATAAAGCCGTAGCCGGTTGGGCTGCTGGTGTGACCAGTGAGGTCACACGGGATTCTGTACAGCGTGTGCTGTGTGGCCGGTCTAACGCGATAGGTACCGGGGCCATACCGAAAGACTCGATCAAAGAAAAGTCGATGAAGCGCGGCGTTGCTGACGCTATCGACACGATGGTCATTAAGTTTGGTGGTGGTGGTGATCTTCAGGCGGGTGAAAGCCTTCTTGGATTCAAGAGCTACGACCAGGGACGAGAGAAATTCCAAGCTGAAACGCTTGATTTCGTGTGGCTTGACGAAGAGCCTGACGCAGACATTTACACCGAGTCGCTGACACGAACAAACGCGACAGGCGGAATCGTTTACATGACGTTCACGCCGCTCAAGGGCATGAGCGATGTGGTCAAGAGGTTCCTGATGGACAAGGTTGCGGGATCTTGCGTCACGTCTATGACGATAGATGATGCGGAGCACTACACGCCTGAGCAGCGGGCAGCAATCATTGCCAGCTACCCAGCTCATGAGCGTGAAGCCCGGACAAAGGGTATCCCGACACTAGGTAGCGGTCGCATCTTCCCGATTGAGGAAGAGCTAATCAAGATTGACCCGTTCGATATCCCTCGTCACTGGCCGCAAATCTGCGGTATTGACTTCGGGTGGGATCACCCAAGCGCAGCGGTGAAGCTGGCATGGGATCGTGATCTAGACGTGATCTATGTGATTGCAGCACATCGGCAGAAAGAGCAAACGCCTTTGCTGTTCGCAGGCACGGTCAAGCCTTGGGGTGATTGGTTGCCCTGGGCTTGGCCTCATGACGGTTTACAGCATGACAAGGGATCAGGCGAGGCTCTGAAAGAGCAATACAAGGCGCAGGGCTTGAACATGCTGGCCGACAAGGCTACGCATCCACCGGCTCAAGGTGAGCCTGAAGGATCGGGCGGGAACGGTGTCGAAGCTGGTGTTCTGGACATGCTGGATCGCATGCAAACGGGCCGATTGAAGGTGTTCAGCAATCTGAATGACTGGTTCCAAGAATTCCGCATGTATCACCGCAAGGACGGAAAGATTGTGAAGCTGGATGACGACCTGATATCGGCTACACGCTACGCAAACATGATGAAGCGGTTTGCTGTGATTAAGCCTGCGCCGATGGCCCCGCTCAAATACGAAAGTCTTGGAATCATATGAACGATAAGTTGCGCACAGTTCTCGATCATGAGATTGAGAGCGCTGTGACGTGGGCATCGTCCACGATCCGAGAAGATCAGGAGAAGGCGCTTTCGTACTATCTCGGCTTGCCTATTGGCAACGAGGTAGAGGGCCGCTCTCAGTTCGTTTCGTGGGATGTGTTCGAGATTATTGAGAGTGCGCTCCCCTCATTTCTTGAGCCTATTTTTGGTGGCGACAAGATCGCAGAATTTCAGCCCAACACGCAAGAAGACGAAGCCGCAGCGCAGCAGGCAACGGACTACATCAACTACTTGGTTACCGAGCGCAATGACGGGTTCATGCTGTTCTACACATGGATCAAGGACGCGCTGTTGTCGAAGATTGGTGTTGTCCGGCCCGAGTGGGTTGACCAAGACCCGGAGCGAGTCGAGTACGAAGGTCAGACGAGAGAACAGTTGACGCTGATTGAGCAGGATTCTCGAAATCAAATCATCGAAGGCGAAAGCAAGCTGGTAGATGGCCCAATGGGGCCGTTTGAGTTGTTCGACGTGACGGTGCTGAAGAAGAAGCCTGGCAAGCTGAATCTGCGCAACGTCAAGCCTTCGGATTTCATCATTTCTCAAGACGCCCGCACGCCAGATCATGCGCGGGTGATTGGCGAGATCGTGATTTACACGCGTTCAGAGCTGAAGGAGATGAAGTTCTCTCGTTGGGCGGATGTCTCTGACTACGATGTGTCGAACATGCAATGGGTTGAGCCTGACGGGCACTACAACCAGTTGCGTGATGAAGATTCGTCATCGCCTGAGCTTGAGCAGGTTCGACTCTTCAAGGGTTTTGTCCGCTGCGACTCGAATGGCGACGGCATCGCAGAGTGGCGCGATGTTCTGGTTGGCGGTGGGCCTGACGATATCCTGATGGATGAAGAGGCGAAGGGGCAGGATTACGCGGTTATCACGCCTATCCCTATCCCGCATCGCGTCATTGGCATGGGGTATGCAGACCCGGCTTGCGAGATTCAAAACCTCAAGACAGGTTTGACGCGTCAGTACATTGATTCGCTGTGGATTGCGAACAATCCGAAGACTTACGTGAACATGCAGGCGGCAACGGGGACGCCGCTGATTGATGATCTGCTGAGCCGTCGGATCGGCTCTCTCATTCGTGGCAATGGCCCGGCTCAGAACGCCATCCAGCCGCTGCAAACAGCTCTGGTTGCGCGTGATGCGCTGGAAGGTATCCAGTTTGCGGACACGATGCGTGAAACGCGACTGGGGATCACGAAGTACAACCAGGGTCTTGACGCTAACAGCCTGAACAAAACGGCCTTGGGTATCTCCAAGATCATGCAGGCCAGTGAGCAGCGCCTCAAGACCACGCTGCGGATCATGGCGAATACGGGGTTCAAGCGCCTGTATCAAATCATTCTGAGGCTGACTACTGAGCGCCAACAAGTTGCAGATGTGGTGCAGCTTCGCAATGAGTGGGTGGAGTTTGACCCGTCCGGGTGGCCTGACAGCATGGGTTGCACGATCCATATCGGGTCTACGAATGGTGAGCGCGCTGAGGAAATCCAGACGCTACAGCTATTCGGCCAGTACATGCAGCAAGCTGCCACGGTTGGGGCTGTGACGCCTGAAAACGTCTATGAGTTTGGTAAGCGTTTGGCGAAGGCAGCAAAGTTGCTGGGTGCAGATGCCAAGCTGCTGACCGATCCGAAGACAGTTCCGCCAAAACCTCCCGCTCCCACGCCTGAGATGGTCAAGGCCCAAGCGGATCAACAGAAACAAGCGGCAGAGCTTCAGGCTGACCAACAGAAGTTTGCGGCTCAGGCTCATATTGACGCCGAAGAAGCTGACAAACAGCGGGCGCATGAGATCCAGCTTGAGCAGATCAAGGGGCAACAGGCGCGGGATCAGAAGTTGTTGGAGCTGGCTGCCGGGATGTTGACGCAGTTGAACCAGCCGCAACAGCCGCAGAACTTGATAAACGGCACGCAGATGGATACGGCTGGGCAGATGGTTGCGCCAGGTCAGATTGAGGCGGCTGCATTTGCAATCAATCAACTTGCTCAAGACTTGCAGCAAGGTCACCAGGGGCCGATGTGAACCAAAACCAGTCTGAAGCCATGTACCGGGCTGAATCTGCCCGCAGGGTCATGGATGACCCGATGGTGAGAGAAGCACTTGAAACCATCAAGGCGGTTGTACGGGATCAGGTGTTTGATTTGCCATCTGAGGCGATTGAGCAGCGTGAAAAGCTGGTGATGCTGGACAAGATGCGCCAACAGTTCGAGCGGTTTTTCGAGATCGCAATTCATGGCGGTGAAGTCGCCCGCTATGAGCTGGACATGGAGCGCAACACACAAACGCGACTAGACGCAATCCGAGAGAAAGCAAGAAGCTATGGCGGATGAAAAGAAGACCAAGGCCGAAGATATGGTCGCAGTTGTCTCAATCAATGACTACATCAAGGCCAAAGAGCGTGATGGCGCGGTGTTGGTCGCTGTTCATCATCCCGCCGCATCGGATGGCGACGTGTTCCAAGGCAAGTATTCGGGTGTTCGTCTGTTCAAGGGGCCTTTGAGGGCTCAATACAGCGACGGGACATCGACAAACTGATTCTTAACCCGGCCTAGGGCGGTTCCCTGGGGCGCAAGTTTAGGACTATCCCGCAAAGGGCTTCACTGAGAGGTGAGGCCCTTTTTTATTGGGCGTCACACCTTGCGGTTTTGATTGGACTTGCAATGTCTGAAGCACTCACCGTAGGCGATTTCGCAGCTCAACTGTCTCAAGCTGGACAAGCAGAACAACCCATTGAGGATTCTGCCCCGGTCGAAGAGGTCGCAGCCGAGTCGCAAGGTACCGAAGCAGAGCAGCCGGAAGGCCAAGAACCCGAAGCGCCAGCAGAGGGGGAAGAAGGCCAAGAGGATCAACCGCAAGAGCCGGAATCCCCTGAAGACCGGATTGTGAAGTGGACAACCGCTAACGGCGATGAATTTGAGGTTACCCAAAAGGAGCTTCAAGACGGATATCTGCGTGATGCCGACTACCGGCAGAAGACGCAGAACGTAGCAGAGGAACGCCGCCAGTTTCAGCAAGCGGCGCAGCAGCAGGTTCAAGTTGTCGAGCAGCTCGCGGTTGAGTTCGGCCAGCTTCATAACGTCCGCTCTGCACTTTGTGAGTACCAGGGCGTTAACTGGGCTGAATTGCAGATCACGAACCCCGAGGCGTACCAGCTACACGCCCCGAAGTTCCTGATGTTGCAGAACCAAGAGCGTGCACTTGTTGAGCAGATTGGTCAGAAGAAGGGCCAGTTTGAGCAGCAGAGGGCTCAAGAGCTTGAAGCGCAACAGCGCGAGCTTGATGAGCGCATCAAAGAGAGTGAGCGACACCTAGCCAAGACGTTCAAGGGAATCACCAAGCAGGAAACGAGCGCAATGCTTGAACTGCTGAGCAAGAAGGGAGCTTCGCAGGAAGACATCCGCTTGTTGGTCGCTCGCCCCTGGGCTGCTGAGTTGGCTATGTACGCATCGAAATGGCTGGACTTGCAGGCGAAAGCGCCGCAGGCAGTCAAAAAGGTTGCGGCAGTTGCACCGAAGCCACCTGCGGCAAATCGGTCTGCACCGCCGCGCAATGAACAACTGGTTAACGCAGCCCTGAGCAAACAGTCGATCAGCACGAAAGACTTTGCTGCTGCGCTGGCCGCATCTCGTAGAAAGTAAATCATGGCACAGGCATCAAACTCCTTTGCAACCTTCAATAGCTCGCGCGTCCGTGAGCAGTTGCAAGACAAAATCTGGAACGTCTCCGTTTCTGAAACCCCGACCCTTGCACTGATCGGCAAGGAGAAGATCGACGGCACTTTCGTTGAATGGTTGAACGACTCGTTCGCAGCCGGCGCATCGAACAAGGTCGAACAAGGTAACGTCCCGACGATTGCCGCAACGACCGACGTTTCGCGCTACTCGAACCGCACTCAGATCAGCGAAAAGAGCGGCGGCGTGACCGGTACTCAAGACCGCGTTGAAAAGGCTGGCGGCGCATCTGAATACGACAAGCAGGTGTCGAAGAAGATGGTGGAGCTGAAGAAGGACGTGGAGGTGGGCGTGTTGCAGAACACGACTGCCATCACGGCAGCGGCTGGCACGGCTGGTCAGGCGCGCGGATTCATTGGCTTCATTGCCACCAACTCTTCGCGCGGCGCGAGTGGCGTTTCTCCAAACGCCTTGACGAACACGGCACCGACTGACGGCACCCAACGCACGTTCACTGAAACGCTGCTGAAGGACACCATGAAGTTGATGTTCGACAACGGCGCACCGGAGATGGACAACATCTATGCGCTGATCCCGTCGGCACAGCGCACTACGTTCGACACGTTCCTGGCTGGTCAGACTCGTTTCGACAAGGCCGAAGACAAGACTTTGACGGCAACGCTTGAGGTCTACATCGGCCCGTTCGGTCGCGTAAAGGCTGTGAACGCTCGGCACATGCGTACTCGTGAAGTGATCCTGCTGAACAAGGATTACGCATCACTGGGTGTGCTCCGTCCGATGCGTGACAAGGAACTGGCAATGCGCGGCGACATCCGTGAATTCATGGTCAACACCGAATGGACGTTGCTCGTGAAGAACGAAAAAGCGCACGGCATCGTTGCGGATCTCAGTTGACCTAACTGATACAATCCCCAGCATCGGCGCTAGTCGCCTTTGTTGGGGGTTGTATGCGACGTTCTAGGGTTGGAGAGATTCAGGACAGGTTTTGGGGCCGAGTTGAGATTGGTTCGCCAGACTCATGTTGGGAGTGGATTGGAACCATGCACGGAAGTGGTTATGGGGTCATCTCCGGCAAGCTGTATGGAACTCATGTCGGAAAGATTCTGAGCCATAGGGCGGCATGGATCATGACTAACGGCCCGACCCCAGATGCGGCCAATACAGGGCCTCACGGTTGGGTCGTCATGCACACATGCGACAACCGCAAGTGCGTGAACCCGGCTCATTTGAGGCTTGGTCGGCAGGCGGATAACGTCGCCGACATGGACAACAAAGAGCGGCGCGTTACGGTTGTGAAGGCTGGCGCAAAACATGCGCGGGCTAAGTTGACGCCTGAGCAAGTTGCCGAGATTCTGGCAAGCGATGAAGAGCACAAGGTGCTCGCAGAGAGGTTTGGAGTCTCGATCGGCCCCATCAAGGGCGTGAGGCTCGGGAAGTCCTACCGGGAAGAAACGGGCGGCGAAAAGCGGATGCGCGACAGGTTTCGTGCGTCAGGCGAATCAAACCCAAATGCTGCTCTGACATATGAGCAGGTCAAGTTCATTCGAGAAAGTCCGTTGTCTGGCCGCGAGTTGGCGAGGCAGCTTGGCTTGTCTCAGGTCTGCGTAGCGTCAGCAAGGCGTGGCGCGACGTATGCAAATGTTGACGTTCCGATACCGCCTCCACGAGTAGGCAGGATGAGGAAGCCAACTTAACGGGCTCTAGCCCTTAACGGCCCCCCTTGGGAAACCTTGGGGGGCTTTTTGCTTTCTGGATATGGCTGAAATCAAGATTCTTGAGCAACTGGATCGCGGATACACCTACATGGCGTCTGAGGATGGGGTAACCCGTGTCGGTACTCATGTTGATGTGTCTGATGTTTCGGAGGCCGTGAAGGGTCGTCGCGGCATGGGTATGACGAGCCAAGTATTCGGCCAGCATGAAGCAAGTATCCCGATTGAAACGCTAGATGCCTGGGCCAAGAAGATCAGCAATGGGGCTTTGAACGCGTTTGATGTGGCAAGCGATGACGCTTTGCTAGACCGTTTCATTCTTGAGCATGGCTGCTTCAAGGTTCACAAGGGCTGGCAATGAACTTCGGTGAGCTGAAGTCAGCGATTGGCACGCATTACAACCATGCGACTGTCACGAGCAATGCGGCTACGTTCGTCGCTTTGGCTGAGTCTGATATTCGCCGTGATATCCGTGTTCAGGCGATGGAATCGAAGGCAACGGGCTCTATGGTTGCGGGTGTTATCACCCTCCCGGCCAACTTCATAGAGGCTCGAAACCTTGTTATTGATGGGTACTCGCTTGAGTACAAGACATCAGAGCAGTTTCAGGAAATGGAGACGGTTGGATGGGCAACGAGTGGTTCTGCTGGCCGTTATTTCACCAGGGTTGGCAACACGCTTGAAGTGTTGAATGGTGATGCGGGCTCATATTCGTTGCAGTACTACGGTGCGTTCTCTGCTTTGTCTGTCGATGCGGACACCAATTGGCTTTTGACGTATGCACCGGATGCGTACCTGTTCAAATCATTGGTTTATGCGGCGATCTTCATGAAAGATTCGGCTGCTGGTAAAGGTTATGAATCGGTTTATAAGGCCGCGAAGGACAAGACAAACTATGCCGACTACTTGAGCAAGTACAGCGGAAGCGGGCTCTCTATTCAAGCGAGCACCTACGCATGATCGAGCTACTCGGCTTCGCTCCTGACGCTGACCCCACGGTGCCGGGTGTTATCACGGACTGCGACGGGATCGTGCCCTATGAATCTGGCATGCGGGCAGCATCTACCCCTCTGGACGTTGGTTATGCGGCGTTGGCTGCTGAGTGTCGCGGCTCTGGGGTGACGCGTGATCTGAACGGGAACAGTCGGCTGTTTGCTGGGACGACCTCGAACCTTTATGAAGGCTCTGGCTCTACTTGGTCCAGCGTGGGGAGTGGGTATTCGCTGGGTACTGATGATCGCTGGAAATACGCAGCGTTTGGCAGTTCTGCTTTGGCCGTGTGTCCTTCTGTCTCTCTTCAGCGATCAACAGGAGCTGCGTTTTCTGCTGTTGGTGGAGCACCGAAGGCTAAGGCGATTGTGTCGGCAAAGGGCTTTGTGATGCTGCTTTGCACCGATGCCGGGGCAGATGTCTGGCACTGCTCTGAATATCTGAACGAGACAGGCTGGACGCCTTCTATTTCGACTCAGTGTGCAACTGGGAGATTGGTAGAAGGATCAGGCCCGATCACGGCAGGTTTGCGACTTGGGGATAACGTCGTCGCCTACAAAGAGCGCGTTATCTTTGTAGGCCAATATGTCGGCGGTGATGCTGTGTGGCAGTGGTCACCACCCATAGGTGATGTGGGTTGCATCGGGCCTGATGCAGTGGTCGATACGCCTATCGGGCATGTGTTCGCGGGGTCAGACAACATCTATGTGTTTGATGGCACCAGACCCGTACCCATTGCTACGGATGTGGTGCGTCAGTGGTGGCTAAACAACTCGTCTCCGAAGTATCGCTATCGCACCAAACTTCTTTGGGATCGGGACAACAACCTTGTGTTTGTTTTCTTCCCAACTCAGTCTTCGGCGACATGTGACCAAGCTTTGGTTTATCACGTCCTTGCCAAGAGATGGGGGAAGGTCACGATCTCGATTGAGGCGGTTCTGAACTACACATCGGGTGGGTTCACGTATGACACAGGCACACCTTTGGTGACGACCTATGACGCGACAACGAACCCTTCGGCTTCCTACGATTCGCCGTTTTGGCTTGACTCCAAATCAAGTCCTGGCGCTTTCAAGACAGACCACAAGATTTACACATTGACAGGGGACGCGACAACCTCATGGTTCACGACTGGTGACTATGGTGACGAGTCTTCAGACTTCGATTGCAATCAGTTTCGGATCAGGTACGCACAAAAGCCCAGTGCTTCGACATGCGTTGGATTGACTAGAGAATCATCGGGCGCTGCACTTGCTGCTGGATCAAGTGGCACGTTTGACGGCTCTAAATTTCCGCTCAGGCAGTGTGCTCGGTTTCATCGGTTCACTGTGACGATGAACGGAAATGCCAAAGTGACCGGGATTGATCCAAAGCTACAACAAGCAGGTGCACGGTGAGGAAGATTCCGGTCAATCCGACTTTGGCTGGTGATTCATTGAACCTTGCCAGACGCCTGACCGATCTTTGGGCTGTTCTTGCTTCCACATTGAATGAGTTGGTTGATCGCTCTGAGGTGAGCGCAACTGCTGCGCCTACTGTGGGTACTTACAAGCTGGGTGCATTTGTTCGTAACTCCAACCCTTCAGAGCTTGGAACGGCAGGTAATAAGTACATCGTTAGCGGCTGGATTTGTACGGCTGCTGGAACGCCTGGGACGTGGCTTCAGGCGCGTGTTTTGACGGGCAATTGATGGTTGAGCTGCTGACGGTTCCGGCTACCCACATTGACAGGGCGTGGCGGGATGGGGCCTTTAAGTTGGCCGAAGCATGTGACACCAGCGGAGGCGAGATCACGGGCGATCAGCTCAAGATGATTTTGAGCCGTGGTGAGCGCACTTTGGTAGCGATGCGCCGCGATGGTGAGATTGTTGGATGGGGAGCTGTGACGATTGACCAGCGGCCTAACCTGCGGGCTTTATACGTCAGTGTGATGTATGCACCTGGGGCTCATTTTGAAGACTTCTACAGCGAGTTGAGACGTTACGCCGAGGCCAATGGATGCTCAAAGGTTCGCTGTGCTGCTGGGCCATCTCAGGCAAGGCTCTACGCAAACAAGTGTGGATTTAAGCCGGTCTACACAATTCTGGAAACTGACGTATGAACCATGATCTATCGGTGTATCACGAGGATGACACAGGGCCTACTCGGTTCGGTCATCGTCGCTTGTTCAAGGGCGGGGATGGTGGTTCATCAACGACTAGCCCACAACTAGCCCCCGAGCTGAAGCCGCTTGCGAATCTGTACACCCAGCAAGCAACGCAGGTTGCCTCGACTCCTTGGCAGAGCTATACGGGTCAGCGTACTGCGGACTTGAACGGAACACAAAACAGCGCGCTCGACATGATTACGCAGCGTGCCACGAATGGCTCGCCCGTGATGGATCAGGCCAATTCAACGCTGACCAGCACCCTGCAAGGTGGACAAACAAACCCCTACCTTGATTCTCTGGTGAAGAAAGCTCAAGGGTCTGTTGT